GCTCCCTTGCTTGTTCTGCGTTTTTCATTCTTACGTAAAATGTAAGGTTGCGAGAAACATACCTAGAGCCGTCCGAGAACCTCTTTTCAGCGGCAGGGCTGGGATCGTGCCTTACGCAGGCTCCGTCAGCATCTGCCGTAGGTATAAGGTCGCAATAAATCGTAAATGGCAGCTGTAAGGCTTTTTCTGCCCATTCGCTTACCACTTCAGCTATGTTTGATTTCGTCATTTACTAGCTTTCTCCATTTGTCCAGCCATCTGGCTTTTGCCGCTTCAAACCACTTTGCACAAGCACTAGGGTTGCTTTGCTTCGAGTGGTCAAAGTCCAGCCCGTAATATTGACGGCGGGCATAGTCTGTTTTCCACTTAACAAGCCCGCTTCCTATTACCGTGTTGATAACCGCCGAATCTTCCAGCGTTCCAGTAATATGCGGAATGAAGTAATTACTATCGGTTATAACTTGCGTGTCTAACTTCATTTGCGCTCGCTTTACCGCCGCTTTAAGCCTTGCCCTAGCTGCCGCCTCGTTAAAATTTCCTTTTACTGTAAATTCTATTCCGCCTGCATTATTCAAAGGTTACCTCCCAGTGATGGGGGCTGTTGTCTTGCGTATAGCAAGGTGTTATGCTCCGTACCGTGAAAGTTTGCCCCTGCCATTCGATAGCGTCTTTTTCTGCCGGGAGCTTCCTTTCAGTTGCCTCTCCGCTTACCGTTTCATAGCGTGTGTTTTTAGCGTCGATAAAAAGAGTTAAGGTGTCGGCTTTGGTTTCTCCGTAAGCACCTCGTATCGATTGGAAGGTCGCCCCTATTCTTACTCGCTTTAAGACTGTAAGCTCATAGATAGGGTTTCTGTTGCGGTCTAGCCCTGCCTGTTTTTTTAAAACGCAATCTTGTACTAAAAGGCGGGCGGGTATTGGTCTTGCCATTATCTTACCCCCTGCGCAATCTCACAATAAAGCCTTATCCATTTGTATTTTTTGGCTTCTAGGCTTTTTGCGTTTAGCTTTGCCGCCTCATTCGCTGCGGTGCGGTCGTATGAGTAGGAATACCCGTTTATGCTTTCGCTTGCTACCGCTCCGCTTTCTGCTGCATTTCCGCTCATCTCTAGTGCTGTGTTGTAGTCTGTTTCAATCATCATACAAACCGCACTATCTATCCCGTCTTTTTCACGCTCGACGATAACGCCGTCGGTTATAAGCTGTTTTATAAATAGCTTATTTTCGGCGGCGTATTCATTAAAAGCGGCCTCATCAGGAACGGCGGAACGCCCTAGGGTTGTTTTATAAAAATCATAATTTACATTCTCGAACATTCCGCCTTTTCTCCTTATTTTTTACCGGCTTCATCCCCGTCTTTTTTCAGGGTTGTATCGCCGCCGTCATTCAAGTCCTCGCCGTCTGTCGGGTTGTCCGGTGTCGTCGGCTCCGTCGGAGATTGATCCTTCGAGGGTTTGGGTTTAGTCGGTTTAGTCGGTTTAGTCGGTTTAGTCGACTGTTTTTGTTTTTCTTCTTCCGGAATATATCCTACTGTTTCCATAGTTTTTCTCCTTATGCTTTGTGGTGCAGGTAGATACCTGCCGTTTTGTTTTCGTAGACATCCGCAAGGCCGTATTCACGGAAGTTAAAAATCCAAGCGTCAGCGTCGGGGTTGTCTTCGGGCGGAATTGCCTTATTTACATTATGCTTTGTAAACTGCAAAACTGCCGATTTTTCAACGATAAGGAAGTTTATATCCTTTCCGGCCGCCGCTTTTTTAAAGCCGCCTTTTTCCTCTCCGCCGGTCTTGCCGTCAAGTAAATCAATAGCGGTGTAGAACCTTGCGCTAGGAACCTTTGTAATGCTTGCGAACGCTCCTAAAATATCACGGCTTTTGGTCGTATCAACATTTTGTGCTGCAATCAAAAGGGCAGGGGTTATAAATAAATGTCGGTTCTCGCTCGGAACCTCTGCATTATCCATTGCCGATATAGCGGTCTGCAATGCAGTAAGAACATCCGCCCCTGCTGTAAGCGTTCCGCTAACCTTGGTCGCTGCAAGATCGGAATACTTTGCAAACCTAAAAGCGTCCTGTTCGGGGATAACTTTTGTCCTAACAAACTCGGCAGCGAGCTTACCGAAGGCAAGCCCTGCTGTCTCTTCATCATCCATAGCGTCAACGCTGAATTTGCGTCCACGGTCATAGTTGAATTCGACAGTCTCATTTTTAAGTACAACATTCCCATCTACATAGCCGCTGTTGCGGTCATACTTACCCAGTCCGTCCATATCCAATTTAGGAATGATGATTTCATTTGTGTTAGCTCCCTGCTTTGCTAGGGTTGCGTCGCTTTCAAGAACGGCTGTTTTTGCCCCGTTCTGATAGACCTCATCCAAGAGGTCAACATACTTTTTGAATTTTGCTATTTGATTAGCCATAAATTAAAATCTCCTATTCTTTTTTAGGCGGTAATCCCATTACTGCCCGTGCCTGTGCGTCATCGTTAGACTTTCCGTTTTTACCACTCATCGGCGGAACAACGGGCGGTGTCGGCTGCGTTTCGTCTTTTAAGATGTCCGCCTTGTCTTTTGTGATTTCGGCGAAAATGTCATCAAGATTTTTCCCCTTGCTTTCGTCTGCTCCAAGCACTTCGCCCATTTTTGAGGCGATTGCCTCACGGGTGATGTCGTTTACAAACTTTTTGCCAGAAAGATAATCTTTCACTTTTGCCGAACGCTCCATAGCGGCTATTTTTGCTGCACTGTCTTTTTGTAATTTTTCAATTTCGGCCTTGTATTTCCCAATCTCGGCCTTGGTTTCGTCGTAATCCTTGACCTTTTCAATGGTCTTGTTTGCAGTTTCAAGCTGCGTTTTGATGTCATCGTAGTCGGCGTATTTTGCCTTCTCACGTTGTACATCCTTCCCATTTTCTGCCATAATCTTATCGATTACATCAGCGTCCAAGTTCAAACCTTCTAAAAAATCACGTTTCATTTTTTTCTCCTTACGCATTTTTTTACGGCTATGCCTGCCGTTTGGATAGAAAAGGATAACGCCCCTTTTCACGGCGTATATACATATAGTCATTTTTATAAATGACTGCTTGTATCAAAAAAAAGGCGGCTATACTAGGTGCGAAAGCATAACCGCCAAAGTGAAACTTTTAGGTACTATGCCTTATACCTATATAGTCATTTTTATTTCTCATTTTTGAGGGTTTTTGTGTTTTTTTTTATTATTTTTTTTAATTTATATTTGAATTGTATCTAAGTCTATGAAACTTACGATGTCATCTACTTTCCGTTTGTAAAATAGTTCATGCTGGACTCTTAAATAAATGTAAGATGTAAAACTTTTATGAATGGTAAAATCCTGTATTTGTAAATATCGGGCTATGATGTAGGTGATAGCGTTATGCGCTTTTTCTTCTCGGCGGCTTTTGTCCAGCCTTGCTATATGCGGATTTTTCTTTGCGTGTATCGAAATGTAACACAGGGCTATATCATACCCCAGCTCGTACATTTTATTAAGGGCGGCTTCGTCGCCTCTTTTATAATCCCATTGATAATTCAATAACCGCTCATTATCATTTTTTGGAGCTTCAAAGTGTGGTAGGTCTGTTTTCTTTTCCGATAACTCATTAAAATCAAACTCCAGTTGTTTAGGCATTACTCGCTTTGACGCATTATTGCCCTATAGCTCTTGCCTGTTAATTCTACCACCTGTGCACTCTCGGTTAAGCGGTCAGCGGCGGCGATCCCGATATACTGTAAGAATTCTTTTTTTGTTTGATTACTAATTAAAACCGTGGGCTTTCGGCGGTTGTAGCGTTCGTTTATTATTTGGTACAACATATATTGTTCCTCCGTTGCGACTGCTCCCCGTCCGATTTCGTCAATGATTAAAAGACCTGTCTTTCCGTAAGCGTCTAAAATCTTAGCTTCCGTTTTATCGGCATTAAAAGATTTTGCCCGTCTTAGCTCCTCAACTATCGACGAGGCTAGTCTATATAGCCCGCCGCACTCTCGGATAATTCCACAGGCTAGGTGTGTCTTGCCCGTTCCTACATTACCTAAAAAAATAAGGGTTTGGAAGCCTCCGCATTTTACTGCCTGTACAAATAAGCGGGCTTTAGCTAAGGCGTTCCGTTTTTCGTCGTCATCTGTCTTGTAGGTGTCTAGCGACTCTTTAAAAAACCTTTCGGGGGCTTCTTGTTTGTAATGAATAAACAGTCTTTCATCTCTTAGCTCCCGTTCACGCTCCAGTACTTCAGCTTCGCTTCTTGGCTTAATGGTTGATAGCTTGTTTAGCAAGGCCGATATGTCTTTTAATTCGTTCATTCTCCCACGCCTCTTTTTTAAATCATATTTATAATTTCTTCGGGAATGTCGCTTTCATTCCCCCATAACGCCCCTGCGGCTTTTTGCTTTACATCTTTGTACCTTTGCCGCCGCTCCCAATTTCGAACGCTCGCCCGCCAGTCTTTCATTTTTGCCGTTCCAATTTTCCAGCCTTTGCTCTCGTAGAAGTCAAAGAACGCTCGAGCATCTACGCTGTTTTTTCGTTCCGTGCAATAGGCTTGAATTTCTTCAACCGTCGGCTTTTCAAAGTTTTTTGCTTTCGGTTTTTCGGCGGGTTTCTCCGTCGGCTCTTCCTTTTCCGTCTGTTGCTTTTCTTCCGGATCCTCTTGCTTAGGCTCTTCTTGGGTGTGTTGGTTGCCTTTGTGCTTCTTTCCGGCGGCCGCTCGCTTTGCTTTGATTGCTTCATACTTCTCGGCCTCTTGGTCAATTCTGCGTGCGACTTTAACCCATAGCGAGTATTCAAGCGAGCCTTCCCCGATTGACGGTTTTTCTCCGCTTAAAGCATAGTTGATTGTATACATTGCAAATTTTGCCTTGTATTCTTCCGGTAAGTCTGCGATGTATTCGCTGTGAAAGACAAATGACTCTCTCATTTTTGCACCTCGTATTTTTGTAGTTCTATTTCATATATTTTTTTACAAAGTTTTATAACCTCGCCCGTGTCTCTGCTTATGTCTAATTCTCCATTGCATTTTAGCGAGCAGGTCATTCCCATATTCAGGCGGTGGTCGATTACAAAATCTCCGTACTTAGCCCGATTAGCTTTAGTGTTGCCTATTCGGTGTGCCCCTTGCGGCTGTCCTTCGTTCAAAGGCCGCCCGCATACTTCGCAAACTCCGCCGCTTGTTGCAAGTGCATAGCGGCGTTGGTCTTTTGGATCAGACATTGGCTTATGCTCCTAGCTTTAAATGAATGGCATATACTGGTTTGTCGATATTTAAATCAGTATCTTTGCCGCTTACGATTTCAATTCCGACAATTTGAGCGGTCATATATTTTTTTGTATACCCCAGCCGTAAAATACAAGGACAGTTCAAGGCTCCTGCTCTATTCATAAACTCATTTTTAAAACGAGTTTCCCAATAGGGTTTTACTTCACGATATTCTATTGTTTTCTCCCCGTTTTTTATTTTTTCGTACCATTCTTTTTTCATTGGAAAAATTAACATTTCGCTTCTCCCTCTATCCTTTTAATCCTTTCTCCTATCCACCGCATTACCGGTACGGCCATACTGTTGCCGATTGCTTTATAGCGGTGGCTCTGCAAAACCTACAGGCTTAAAGTCTAACGGCTCCCATGCGACTGTTGCCGCTTCAATACCCGAACATACGGATAGGTAGGTCATTTGCTTCCCCTGTATACCTCAATCGCTTTTAAAACTTCATTGAGAACTATTTGTTTTAAGTTAATATTTCCTACAACTTCAAATTTATCATCATAATCAATGTCAGATGTGAAATGTGAACTTTCATATATAAGCCATTCATCCTTGCTTTTTCTAAATGTATATCCTTTAGCAAGCCTCTCCATTCGTTTTAACGGGATAAAATAACATTCATCTAGTGTATAATGATTTTGTATTATCTTCATTTACTCCTCCACCAATTCCCCGCAAGGGCTGCCGTCGTCAAAAGTATAACTTTCAAAAAGTTGTTCAAATGTTAAATACTCAAGTCCATATCTTTTTTTTATGATAACTCTATTATCAAAAGATATGCCTATTATTATACCTTCTTGAGCACCTTGTTTTGTTTTGATAAAACCTTTACATTTTACGGACGCTTTTTTTATATTTTCCATATTTGAAAAAGGCTTGTACTTAGGTTCGGCGGGCGGTTCGATGAGATAGGCGTAACAATACGCACAATCATTACCTACAAACGAGTCATCGCCACCATTGTTATGTAATCTGTAAAATGTTTCAACACGATAAGTGCCTTCTTCTACTTTTCTCCGCAAGCCTTTTACAGTATCCGCAAAAAGACTCTTACTCCCAATCTTCAACTCATCGGCATTAACTGCGGTATATACTTTTGATTTGTCAAATTCCATAATTTACCCCCATTCTTTCTCTAAATCTTTTTGTATTGCTAGTATTTGTTTATCTGGCATAGTTTTTAAACAAGCTTCAACGTAGGGAGAGTCCCGTAATGCATCGCAAAACATACATGAGTTATGTGTTACCAAGTCATGAACAGGGCAATTTTTCTCGCACTTTTTATTACCGACATTAAAAATTTGTTCTGTTGTATTCATTTCAATTCTCTCTATCTTCAATTCATCGGCATTAACCGCCGTATAAACTCTTGATTTGTCAAATTCCATAAAATATATCTCCTTTTATTTATCCCAATCAGGATGCCTTTTAATCCATCGTTTGATATTCACTTCTTTTGTACAAACAGGCTCGTAATTAGAAACTTCATAATCTTTTAATACTTCCCTTACAAATTTCTCTGCCGCCTTTTTCATTCTTTCTGTGGGTTCTGTAGCAACATCATCGAAATAATTAAAATTACAATCCAAAGATTGTAGAAAATCATCTAAAAGACAAGCCGCCTCACCTTTTACATCAGGCTTCATTTTTACAAAACCTGTTAATGTTAAGACTTTCGGTATTTCTCTTTCTTCTTTTTGGATTTTTTTTAAAATTTCCTCAACTGCTTCATTTACGCTTGTATAATATAAACGCTCACTGTCGGCTAAATCCCAGTAATCAATCTTTTTCATTTTTCAATTCTCCTTAAATTAAATATGGCATACACTCTGTTAATATTTTTGTGTTTGCCATTTCACAAAAATTCTTTTTTATCTCAAAGCCGTATGCTCTACGCCCTAAGTTTTTAGCGGCCAGAAGCGTCGTTCCGCTCCCTGCAACGGGATCAATTACTACATCATCCTCGTCTGTAAAAATACGGATTAAGTTTTCAATCACTCCTATCGGTTTTTGTGTCGGGTGTACTTTCGGCGTGATATTGTCTCTCTCCCAGTCAAGGCAATTAAAAATCATCTTGCCGTTGTTGTTAAACTTTGGCAATTTTTCACGATAAAATAAAACCGCATATTCACAGTTTCCGACAATCCGCATATTCGCTTTTAAGACTTGAGCGGAAAAGTTTTTCCGAAATACAAGATTGATGTAATTGTTAAGCCCGTATTTTTTAGCAAGTTCGATAAGTTGAAACTGTTGCTCAAAAGCACAGAACACAATCATACAAGGTGCTTTTCCTTTTTCCTTCGGTTCTTTAATTAACATCTTGCTGCAAAAGTGCATAAACTCCGGCGGTCTGAAATCTTTGTCCGTGTCAAAGAATTGTTTGCCCGCAAGCTCCGATTCGCCGTTTGCATTATCGCCATCGATATACCAGCTCGGATTACTGCCGTATGCGTTCTTCCCGATGTTGTACGGAATATCGGCGATGATTAACTGTGCTTTCGGAATTCCGTATACTTTATAATTTTGAAAATGGTCATTAAATAGTTTTATTCGTTCCATTTGGTTCCCGTCCTTAAAAAATCGGCATTAAAAGATAACGCATTATATCCTCTTCAAAACACAATGGCGCACCCTGTTTTTCAAAATAAAAATTTGTATACCCATTTTTTAACGCCTTTAAGATTGTTAAAAGTTTTTCAGGACAAAATTTCACTGTGTATCCTTCATCAAAATATCCCTTTGCCTCTGTTTGAGAAAGATTTGTATAAACAAGTTTTGTGCAAGGCTCTTGGCGTTCCTCTATTGCTGCGTCATAAATATAGGTGTTTGCTAATAAAGCTTTCGTTTCTTTGCTGTAAAAGATTTCTATAAAAAAAGCCCTTTTGGCTCTTTTGCTTTTTGCAACAACGCTTTTTAAATGCTTTATAAAATCTTTTCTATCGGGTATATGCACTCCATAGAGTTTTTTTAAATCTATAAAGAGTTTGTTACAAGGTGGAAAATAATCATCTTGAACATCGCAAGATATTAAGCCTTTTTCTTTATCAATATGTATAGTTTTATAGTCTAATTGAAAATCGAAAAAGGATCTATTTGCTTCACCTAAACAAACATCACAAATCGGCGTAAATTCTGCCAGCATAACATTGTCCGTAGCATAAAATGCAGGCTTGTTTTTTTTGTTTTTTTGAAACGCTATTTTTTCAAAAATTCCTTTTTTTTTGGATTTAAATCTATTCAATATTTTAAAAGCCTTTTCCGTTTCCTTATCATAAGTCATTAAAAGTTTTTTATCTTTAATTTCTATCATAGCTTTATTCTCCTTCTATCTTTTTAATCCTTAATTTTTTTAGTCCTTTTTAATAAAAGGCTTAAACTCCAAATGTTCCGCGACTATTTTTACCTTGCTGTAGTTTTTGCCATCAGAGCCAGTCCATCTATCTTGTTTAAGTCTACCTACAACACGCACGCCTCTACCTTTAATTCCGTATTGCTCGCATTGCTCGGCTAGCCTCGCCCATGCTTCTACATTAAAAAAGGATGTTTCTTGAACGAATTCGTTATCTTTTTTATATGTCCCGTTTGTCTCTATGGAAAAGGTGCATATAGCGGTTCCTTTTGGTGTAACCTTTAATACCGGTTTATTTGTCATTCTTCCCTCAAGGATAATTGAATTTAACATTTTCATTTCTCTTACTCCTGTAAAATTATACCTAAGTCAGCCGCCAATAAATGCGCCGCTTCTATCAGTTTTGCACATTCGTCGGTGCTGCAATCTCTTTCCCGTTGCGGAATAATATGCCTGCCGATTGTCTTATAGGGATACGCCATATTCTCGACGGCAATCATCTTGACAGCGTTTTTAACGCTCTCGTAATCGTTTCCCGTTTCGTTGCATATTTGTATAATATGCCCGTTTAGGTGGTGGTTCTGCGAGTCTTCCCCCGTCGTTCTAGGGCGTTTAGGCGGCTGTAGTGTAACTAGCACAAAGTCATTGTGCTTGTCCCTGCATTTGCGGAGTTCTCGTTTTATAATCTCGCTTGCGCCTAAGTCTGCGGGCGGTTCAAAAGCTATCCGCCCTGTAATCTCTACACGCTTTAATACATATTGCACCATAGCCGCCGTCCCTTTAGAATATGTCAATCTCTTCTTGATGCTCTTCTTCAAGGTAGACCCGCTTTTTTAACTCTACCTTGATGATGTCTATAAGCTCGGATGCGGTCTTGTCCTTCCGCATATCGCTATAGGCTTTCATTTCGTCCTTTGAAAAAAGCGGCTTGCCGTCTGTGCCTTTACTGCTCAACAGTGCTGCTATTTCTTTTTTCTCGGCGGGTGTCGTTTCTCCGCCTTTCGGTTCAAAGGCCAACTTTGCGGACTGTGGTTTAGGCGGTTGCTTAGGTTTTACAATCTCGCCGTTGAATGTTTCTTTTATGTTTTGAATTTTCGGCGGTATACTCTGTTTCGGTGGCTGTTTTTGCGGTTGCTCTTTTTCTTCAGCGTTTGCATCTACATCCTCATCACTGGTTATGCCGAGCATTGCACAAAGTGCATAGCGGCGCATATATGTTATGCTCATCCCTAATGTTTGAGCCTCATTGTTTTTAGTGTTTGTAATAATAGGCAATGCGACGGTATCTTCAATGTATTGTCCATTACTGTTAAATAAGCGGGTTGTCAATGTTACCGGTCCTTGCATTGTACTGCCGATACTTTGCATGTAAGCTAGGGCGTGTTTGTGGAGTATGGGTTTAATCGTCTGTGTTATTGTGTCTAAGTCGGTATATTTATACCCGTATGCCTGACTGTTTTTGGGCATGGTCGGCATTTCTGCTTGTACCGCTTCCAATGCAGCCAGCAATTCGGTTATGTTCTCACTTTGTTTCATCTATTTCTCCTTAAAACGGTATTTCTTCTTGAAAGTCGTCATCGCTTCCTGCTTCCGTGTAACCTTGAGCCTGTTGCTTCACGCTTGCGTCTTTCCCGCCGAGTAGTTGAACCTGTTCGGCAATTATACAAACCTTGCTGAACCGTTGCCCGTCTTTCTCCCAGCGTTGCTGGTCTAGGTAGCCCTGGACGGCTATTTGTTTACCCTTACTTAAATAAGGGCTTATATTCTCGGCCGTCTTGCCCCAGACGGTTACATCAAAAAAAGAGGCCTTATCGCTCCACTCGCCGCCGCTCTTTTGGCTGCGGTTTACTGCAATGCTAAGATTAAGCCTTGCGGTTCCGCCCGCCGTATAAGCCAGATCACAATTCGATGTTAATCGCCCGATGATTGTTAAAGTGTTGATGTCTGTCATTCTGCCGCTCCCCCTTACCTTATGTATAGGGCTTTCCCTTGAACATACGATAAACCCTCAAGGACTTCGCCATTTTTAAAAAATATCTTGCCGTAATTCTCTTGGCCTTCTTTTTGGAGAAGCTCTCCGTCTTTTAAGGCTTGACTTATTGCTGTCCTATCAAGTTCGGGCTGCTTCAAAAATTCTTCCGGTATTTTTCGATAATCATAGGTTGTTAGCTCTACAATGCTGCCTTTTGTGTTTTGCTCTTTTGCACTAAAAAGAGGTGTCTTAAACCCTTCTTTTGATAGTCCGAGCTTGTCCATGCTCCACCATAAAAGATTTTTAACGGTAGCGGCCCTGTTTTCCATTGCTTTGGAACGCTTAGAAAGCCTATCCATTTCTTTTTTGTGTGCGTCCTTTTCTGCTGTTGCAACAGAGGCTTCAATCTGTAAGTTTTTAATGAACTTACAATAATTGTCAAACTTTTCTTTGAACTCGGCCTCAGAAGTCTTGAACCAATCCCGCATTGTTTCAAGTTCTGCTTCGGTGGGCTCTCTGGGCTCTCCATTTTCGTCTACGATGTCATCCATAAGTTTGTTGAGCTCGATTAAATCGCCTGTAATTTCATACATTGTCTTTTTCTTTTCCATTTTTAGTTCTCCTCTTGTTTTTCTTCTGATTTTGCGGCTACAACTCGAACCCTAATCGAGTATAAATTGTCCATTAGGCATTCCGCTGCGAGCACCTCAAAGTATTCCTCTTCGCTTGAATATCCACGAAGTTTTTCACAGATGTTATAAATTACATTTTTCATTTTTCGCACCTCTTAAATATTTTTTTTGTTTAGGCCTCTGCGTTGCGCACCGCTTTAGCCTATTGAAACGGGCGGGAGTTGAACCCGCCGGCATAACAGCTTGCTCCCTGTGTGCCCGCTCCCGTTTACTCGCCGTCATCAAACGGCAGACTTTCAGCTTCGTCTTTTTCTGCACATTCAAGCTCTGCCTTTAATCGCTCGACAGTCTCATCAACCCACTTCATTGCTTCGTACCAACCTTTGACGAAGTGTAAATCTCGCCCCTTTTCACTGATGTAAAAAAGCCAATTCTTTTGTTTATCTATGGCTTCATCCCAAGCCTTTTTGAATTTTTCAAAATCTTCACTAGTGGTGTTTTCGTTTAGTGCATATACCACTTCCCGCAATTTAGGAAGTTTGATTGTGCATATGTCGTCATCCAAAAACGGAATAAGCCGTTTTTCTGTACCGTTAAATTCTTCATCAAGGATATAGCCACTATTCCTCATTGCCTGTTTGTATGCACGCACTCCTGACAAGAAGCCCTGTAAATTAGCTATCTTGTTTCCGCTTTCCTCTTGTTGAAGCAGTCTTTCTTTCATTCCTGCCTCAAAGTTTAACTGCTGAATTAGTGTTAGCATAATCTCCGGTGTCTCCACCTTTCTCATTTCGTCTTGTTCCTGCATTTTGCACCTCCTAAATGCAATTATTTGCCTGTAGCAGGGCTAGAGCCTCATTACCGCTGTGTGCAATAAAGGCTATTCCGCCCTTCCTGTTTATGTCGTCTATCCGCTCTTTTTGAGCGGGCGATAACCTGCCGCCTTTCGGTCTCTTGCACTCGATTGCAACAAACCGCCCGTGTATGTCGTAGCCCTCAAAGTCGCAAGTTCCCGCTTCGGCCGTCTTGATGTAACGGCGGTTCCGTCCCTCGCCGATTTTAAAGCAGCCCGTGTTTATTCTCTGGAGCTTAATCCCTGTAGCGTCGATTACTTGCTTTACCTGCTGGATTACAAGTTTTTCGGGAATATCCAGAACCTTGCTTAAGGCCATATACGAGTCCTCTCCTCTGCAATGAGTGCCCAATCTCTAGCCTTGTCGATGTTGGCCCGATAGCCGTTGCTATCTGAATTTCTCAAAGCTGCCCCCGCCTTGTCAAAATAAAAATTCATCGTCGCTAAAGCTCTTTCAAACGCTTTCTTTTTCGCCTCTTTGTAAAAATCCACCTTCCGGCGGAATTCAAAAGGTGTGAGAGCCGTGTCAGCTGCGTAAGTCTTGAAGTGTAATGTGTCGTTTTTGATTGTTGCAGTAATATTACGATAAGTCAGGTACACGCCTTGTTTATCAGCTGTCCCCTTGCAGCTGTAGTCTCGGCCTCGCTTCTTTTGCCATTCAGCGAGCTTGTTTTCAAATTGCCCTCTGCTGATTTTTCTTTCAGCGTAAGCCGTGATAATGTCTTGCGGGTAGTTTGTCATCTTGCAGCCCCTTTGTAAAAAAAAAGAAAGCCAGCTTGGATTGCTGCATTATCCTTGCTGGCTTAATCTACGAGTTACCGTTTTTTTAGTCTCCCGTACCGAAACAGGCGACTAGCTAATGCAGCCAAAACTAGGCGCCCTTCCTGCCCCGTTTGACTACTTTATCGCTTGTTGTCAATATAAAAATTTGCCTGCTTTTCTAAAATTCAAAAAAGGTATATACTAAAACGGTATAAAAACCGTAAATGACGGTAAAAATCAAAGAGGTGCGTTATGGATTTATCTTATAAGCAGAAATCTGCTTGGGAAAATTTGACTAAGGCTGAACTTTCCGAGTTAGGGAAGCTTTCAGATAGTTATTTGGATTTTTTAGACAATGGAAAAACCGAAAGAGAATGTACTGTAGAGATTATAAAACAGGCTAAAAAGCATGGGTTTAAGTCTCTTGAAGAAGTCGTAAAAAGCGGTTCGGCAAAAAAAGGAACAAAGGTTTATCTAAACAATAAAGAAAAATCCGTTGTTTTGATGGTTTTGGGTGATGATATTACTCAGGGTATGAATATTATCGGAGCTCACATAGACAGCCCCCGTCTCGATTTAAAGCAAATGCCTCTTTTTGAAGAGTCAAATATGGCTTTTTTAAAGACTCACTATTACGGCGGTGTAAAAAAGTATCAGTGGACTACGATTCCTCTGGCTATTCATGGGGTTATCTTTACAAAAGAAGGAAAAAAAGTTGATATTTGCATAGGCGAAGACGAAAAAGATCCTGTTCTTTTTATTAACGACCTTTTGATACACCTTTCAAAAAAGCAGCTTCAGGAAACAATGTCTGAAGGAATAACCGGCGAGCAGCTTAATATTCTTGTAGGAAATCAAAAACCTTCTTCGAAAGAAAAAAAAGACGATAAAAAAGAAGAGTCAAAAAATCCGGTAAAGGACAATATCTTAAAAATCCTTAACGAAAAATACGGTATTATTGAGGAAGATTTTAGGGTTGCTGAGCTGGAAGTTGTTCCGGCAGGAAAGGCTCGAAATGTAGGCTTTGACAGCTCCCTCATTGCCGGTCACGGCCATGATGACAGGGTTTGTGCTTATACAAGCTTAAAAGCTATTTTGGAAGTAGAAGCTCCAAAAAGGACTGCTGTTGCTTTTTTTGCCGATAAGGAAGAAATCGGTTCCGTAGGAAATACCGGTATGCAGGCTCTCTATTTTGAAAATATGGTTGCAGAAATAGCTGCCTTAAACAAAAACTATAGGGATATTGATGTTAGAAGGGCCTTTGCCAATTCATATATGCTTTCGGCCGATGTTTCTGCAGGTTTCGACCCTGCCTTCCCCTCCGTTTTTGAAAAGATGAATTCTGCCTATATAGGCAACGGTATCTGCATCAATAAATATACGGGTTCGGGCGGCAAGGGCGGCTCAAATGATGCCAATGCAGAATTCTTACAAAGAATAAGAAAAATCTTTGATGATAACAAGGTTGTCTGGCAGACGGCTGAGCTCGGAAAAATAGATGCCGGCGGAGGCGGAACAATTGCCTATATTATCGCAAAATACGGTGCCGAAGTTGTAGACTGCGGTGTTCCCGTTCTTTCGATGCATGCTCCATTTGAAATTTTGAGTAAGGCCGACCTTTATATGGCCTATAAAGCTTATAGAGCTTTTTATAAATAATAATACACATTTAACAATAGTATGTAACTTATGATTATCAGTTTTGTTGGATATGTGTAGTTTGATTCCGTAATCCTCCTTCGTACGGAATCGGACTTGCCCGCG